ATTAAACCATCAAAACGCTTTAAATTCTCACTTGTAGAATCTGTATCACCTTGCCATAAACCGATCTCTAATTGCTTAGCGATCATCTTATTTTTTTGCTCTGTGAACTTTGTAGAGAACTCTGCCCATCCAAAATCTTCATAAGTAGATCCAGCTTTCAAAGCCTCTTGAGTAAAGTAAGCTTCAAAATCTTTAGTACAAATTGCCTCTTCTACTTTAATCTTACCTACTGCGATAGTAGCTTGAGAGATAGTAGTAGTACCAGATGCATTCCATCCACAAGCATCAGCTTGAAAGTTTGCATTAGTAGCTAATTTTGGAACTGCTACGCTTGATTTAGTCTTAGGTAATAAGATACCACCAGACTTGATCAAAGATTGTGTTTTTGCAGCAAATACTGCTTCGGTTAATAAAGGCGCAATTTCTTGTTTGGTATATGCGCTTATTCCGCTAAATGATAATGCCATTTTATTTAATTTTTAATTATGAACAAATTGATTTTGAAAATTCAGCAAATTCTGCTCTTACATCTTTTTTATCTGTAGCAAAAGCATTACTTGTCTTTACACTTGCATCTGGTGCAGCTTGAGGTGCTTCTACAAGCATCTTGCTAATCTGCATCAAGCCTTCGATAACTTTATTAGCTTGAGTAAGCTTGCCTTCATATTGTGCAAACTTCTCTTCATATGCTTGAAATTTCTCATTAGTAGCTGATTCAAAAGCAGCAAATTTTGCGCTCATATCTTCTACTACTGGCATTTCTACTTCTACTTCTACTTTAGCTTCTGCTGGTTTGATTTCCATGATCACACCATTATCACCTAAAACGATCATAGTGCCATCTTCTAGCATATGCTCTCCTACTGGAGCTGGAGCGCCAGCGATAGTTACTACACCACCTACTGCCATCTCTGTAACTTCTACCATTGTACCATCCTTTAATTTAGCCTCCATCATTTTTACTGGAGCTGCTTCTGGTGTACCAGAAACTGGTGGCATGGTATCAGCAAAGTTCTCTTCGCCTTTAACTAATTCTGCAAAGAATTGTTGTACTTGGCTTAAAATTGTTTGTGCATCTTTCATATTGATTATATATTAAATTGTTTAATAAGGTACTTTTAATAATTCTGCTAACTCTGCTAGCTTTTGTTCTGCGTATGATTTCTCTCTATTATCTGGTAAAGCATAATCAAAAAATCCCTCCACGCTGAATCCTTTTACTTTACCATCTTTTATTAATTGCCATGCTTGAGGATTCTCTACATAGAATGATCCAAACCAGCTACCATCCTTTGCATCTTCAAATCCCTCCATAGGTAAAATACCTCTAGAGCGATCTACGATAAAACTTTCAAACATAACCAGGCCATCTAATTGCATATTACTATCATGCATCAAATTCACATTTTGCTGATAGCCTTTCTTTGCAAACTTTATAGATATATCCTTAATTGTCTCTGGTTTGAATACTACATAATGCTCACCAAATTTGCTATTATTTCTATAAATAGGCTCATCTGCTAACATTAAAGGTCCAGATATAATATGCTTATCTTCATCCTGGATTGCAAAAGCTGCCTTCTCTTTAGGAGCTGCAAAATGCTGATCCCAAATAGAATTACAAATAGCTACTGCTTGCTCTGATTCTTTGCCCTCGTTTATAATATAGCTAATACATCTAGGTAAAAATGCATCCTGGCCTTCGCCTTTAGATGGCTGCACAAAATCTTGATTAAATACTACAAAATCTTTTTGAATAGCTGGCTTATCCACTAATGCGATATATGATACCTCAGCGCTATCACCTAGATCCTCTTGTATTTTTAATTCATATATTGGTAAATCCATAATATTAAATATAATTTTTATGATCCATGTACTTTTAGCTTATTCTAGCTGCTCTATTTAATCTTCTGATTCTCTCCTGGTTACCAGTTACATCACTCTCTACCACATATGCTTTAGCTGCAATATTACCAATCTGATTCACTTGAGCTTGATTTAATGTAGTTACAGATGCTTGAGGCATTAAAGGCGCAGATGGTGATGATCCTACACCAGTAGATCCTATACCACTTGCAGCGCCAGCACCACCTCCCTTATATTTTGCTATGGTAGTAGCTATAATGCTAGCAATACCTACACCAGCTCTTATTTTTGCTGCTACTGCTTGGGTAGCAGTTAATGCCATACCAGCAGGACCATATATAGAATTGGCTACTGCATAACCAGATATCTCTGCTTGAGTATTAACAATTATTTTAGCAATGGCTAAAGCCTTATCTACTAAAAAAATAGTATTAGCTAACTGCTCATTACCAGCAGCTAATGATCCTAATATGTTTAAACCAGCTTGAGCAATATCAAATTTAGCATTTTGTAAATCACGATCAGCTTGTAACTGGGCATTATTAAATTGCTCATCTAGCTTTTGTTGATCTGTATAAGCTTTAGCAGTATCTGCTAGTTTTTTACCCAGACCATCTTTATTCATACTTACAAGAAGATCTTGCTGCTTTTTTTCCATCTCAGCATCATCTTCTTTTTTCTTTTTTCTTTCAGTAGCAGTTAATCCATCTGATCCTACTACTTCTACACTTAAGCTTTTAAGTTTCTTTTGTCTTTTTTCGTAATACTCAACCTCTTTTTTTAATTGCTCATTATATAGCCTCTCCTCTTCTGCTATCTTTTCATCATTTAATCTTTTTTGCTTTTCTAAAGCTTCTTTTTTTGCTTGATTTCTTTTTTCTAGCTCCTCTTTCTCTTTATCTGTTAATTCTTGAGTACCAGCTACAAATCCTTTCTGAGCTTCATCATATCTCTTTTTAAAGTCTGTTACTGAGCTTTTAGCACTTTCCCACGCACCAGCAAAATCACCTTTTAATATTTTGCCTACTGCCTCACCTACTTTGCCTAAACTTTGTAAAAATGCAGACAATGTGCTATAAGATACCTCAAATGCTTTGCTTACATAAGGCATAGCCTTAGTAGCTAAATTTATAAAGCCATCTATTAAAGGCTTCATAGCTCCTAAGATACCATTTAAGATCCTACCAAATTGAGTAGCGATAGGCTCTAGTTTTTTCATTGCGCCTTCATTCTTTGCGAATGCAGCAGCTAATCCTCCTACTAATCCTACAAGTAATCCTATACCAGTAGCTTTTAAAGCAGCGCTCCATGATGATGTAGCAATCTCTAATTGTCTAATACCTTTACCTAGCATGCCTACTGGTCCATCTGCATTTTCTAATGCACCAGCAAAATCATTAGCGCCAGCTTTAGCATTCTCAATGCCATCTTCTACATCTCTGATCCTAGCAGATAATTCCTTAAACTCAGCAGATCCAGCAGCAGTTAATTTTAACTGAGCCTTTAATTCTTTTAATTCTTTAACTGATCCAGCAGCAGCCTTAGTAGTACCATTTAAATAGCCAGATAATTGCTCTATCTCAGTATTTAATCTATTAAAATCATCTGATCCTTTGGTGGTCTTATCAATCTCTTTTTTGAGATCTTTCATCTCTTCTTTTAGTTCACCTATAGTTTTGCCAGAATACTTAGTATTTACTTGTATCTCTGCTGCTATTGTTGTCTTTTTAGTTGCCATTTATTATTTAATTATCTTTTTTAACAATCTCCACACGCTTCTATAGGTACTGCATTATTTGCTGATCCGTTTCTCCTAAATTTTCTATATTTAAATACACCACTTATCCTTTGTTCTACCCAAAACTCATCATCTACTAGCATATCTGCCCAAACTGCACTAGGCAAGCTAATTAATTGAGTACAATCGCATAAGTTAGTGCCTATTACTTGAGTTGATACACCTCCATATTCTCCACCAGTACAAACCTCTGCTGATCCTATAAGTGATACTCTAGCAGTAAAAGTAGCAGTAGTGTAGCCACATGATGGTGAATTAGCCTGGATCAATGCACCTACACCATGGAATCCATAAGTGCTAGAGCATGGATTATTATCTATAGTTCTTTGATGTAAATCATATCCCATACATATAGTATTTGATCCATCATTAACATAGTTAGGCGCAGTATTACATGGTACACTTGATGGCGCAGTATTGCCTACATTCACTCCATTTACTTGGTAATTTAAGTAAGTAGCTGAACATATATTTAAGTCTCTATATACTATATAATTCGTACATCCTATACAAGTAGTAAAGTTTTGATTAACCCAGTTAGCGCTATAATTACATGAATCATCTGGCGGAGCAGTTGTACCCTGGTCCTCACCACCTACATAATAGCGCAAATAAGTAAGAGAGCATGGATTAGTATTTCTATAAACGATATACTCAGTACATCCCCAGCATGTGGTATAACCCTGGCTAGTTAAGATAGGTGATCCATTACAATCACCACTAGCTGGCGCAGTATTGCCCACATTCACACCACCTCTAAAATAATTATTATAAGTAGCAGAGCATGGATTAGTATCTCTATATACTAAGTAATTTTGACATGCATAGCAAGTATAATAACCCTGGCTTGTTAAGTTTGCAGTATAATTACACGCACCATTACTAGGCGCAGTATTACCTACATTAACTCCGTTTACTCTGTAATTATTATAAGTAGAAGAGCATGGATTAGTATCTCTAAATACTAAATAAGTCACACAGCCAGAGCATGTATTATATCCCTGGCTAGTCCATTGTGCAGTAGTAACACAATCACCATTTGATGGCGCAGTATTGCCTACATTGACACCATTTACTCTATAATTATTATAACTTGGAGAGCATGGATTAGTATCTCTATAAACTAGATATGTACTACAATTTGAGCATGTATTATAAGATTGGCTAACCCAGTTAGGTACAAAATTACATGTACTTTCAGTTGGCGCAGTATTACCCACATTCACTCCGTTTACTCTGTAATTCTGATAAGTAGGAGAGCATACATTAGTATCTCTATACACTAAAGAATCTACGCAATTATAGCAGCTACTATAACTTTGGCTAGTCCATTGTGCAGCAGTATTACAAGATCCGTTTGTAGGTGCAGTCATGCCCACATTAACACCATTAACTCTATACTCATTAAAAGTAGCAGAGTAAGGATTCACATCTCTATAAACTATGTAAGTATTGCAAGATACGCAAGTATTATAGTTTTGAGATGCCCACTGAGGTGCAGCATCATAAGTAGCAGTATTTTTTTCTATTACTCTTAGTAAATCTACTTTAGTAAGATCATTAGCCTCTGGTGTAAAGTCTATTACTTTATTTAATCTATATAAGCCACCATCTATATGTATATACTTACCAAAATCAAGATCAAAAATATCTTGATCTGTAAGTTTAAAATATCCAGTTAATAATCTACTATCTTTATCTGTAATCTCAGCTAAATAAGTAGAGTAGTATGTATTAAATAAATTATTACTTAGATCACCAGTAGCCAATGTAAAATAAAGCTGCTGAGGTGCGCCAAAGTTAATATCTTGAGTAGGAGCATCTGGATCATCTAAATGCCCAGCATAAAGATAATCTGTTCTAGATGTCAAGCTTGTAGCTCCATTATAAATAGTCCATGATGTAACACCAGTTTGATATGATGTCTGCATGATACGCAAATTATGATCCATTGGATCTTCTTTAGTATTCTCATTAGACTTCTTATAAATAGCTGGAAATACTTTATCTTGACCAGTTGCACCATATAATACAGATGCACTAAAGATCACTTCTACTTGTTCAGTATCCTTAACAAATTCCAGACCATTATCGTAGATCCTATCACCATATCCCTCGCTATATTTTTTACGATATTCCTCATTATAGTAGTCATTATCTTGTTTATATTTTAAATTATAATATCTAGCATTTATCTCACTCATTGGCTTTTGCTTGATTACTTTCTCTCTATCAAGCTTATTGCTCCAATCTACCTGGCTACCATCCCAAAAATCCACATAAGGTGAGATAATTAAATGATTAGTTTTATACTTATCCTCAGTCACCAAAAGATTAAACATCTTCAATATAGAGATAAAGAAATCTTTTTGAAATATACCTTTAGGAATAGTATTATTAATCTGTAATGATTCATTATAGTTAATAGGCACTAGACTACTTGTAGTAGTGCTAATATCAAAAGCACCATCTAGCACTTGCATCTGATAGCTTACTGATCCAGTCCATTCTACAGATACTTGCAATGTATCACCATTATTAATAGTATTATTACTTGATGATAATGTTAAATTAAAGTAATTTGAACTAAAGCCAGCACCAATAAAATAGCTAGCTATAGTAGTGCCATTCTTTTTTAATCTTACATTAGCAGCATTACCTAGCACCCAAATACCATTTAATCTAAAGGTTAAGTTCATTGCTTTAGATGTACCAGTATAAGTAAATAAAGTATTTGAGCTGGTCAAAGTAAAACTACCTAATGTGGTAGATACAAAGCTCAAATTAAACGCAGAGCCAGATCCAGTATAAGCCTTTAGCTCTGGTGTGGCCTCTAATTGCACATTACTATTCTTTTGTAAAATAGCCTGGTTATTTGGTATAACCAATCTCTTGAATTTAGCCTCGCTAAAAAATGGGCAATCATAAGTATAACCAGATCCAGCAAAAATCTTATCTAGATATTCTTTTACATATAAGGCTGGCTTAAATGTATTGAATTGAAAGTCTTTTTTTGCAGTACCATATGCACCAGTACTTACATTACCATAATCTATCAATGGATAGCAGTACCCAGATCCTGGTGTATTAGTCCAGCTACCCACAATAGTAGATATATTATATGTATGATCATATGCACTAAAATCTAGATCCTCTAGTCTTTTATTGCCTAATGCATTAACAAATCCGCCTAGCTCACCAAAGATCGCACATTCATACTCTACTGCATCTCCATTTTGTATGATCTCTATTAATCTTAGTACACCCTTCATGATCTGTAAGCCATTTAATTCTATTCTGGCTTTTGCATTAATGGCAGCATTAAAATTATATAAGACATTATCACTAGCTGGATTATAAAAGTTTGCACTATTAAATTCAAAGATATTACCTAATAATTTGTTATTATTAGTAGTACCAGGTAGTACAATAGTCTTAGTAAATGATGTGCTTTTGCTATCTAGATTTTGTAGATCATCAATAGCATAAGTAATCTGATTACTAAGACCTTCTGTTAAATCAAGCTCATATCCCTCAATAAAAATTCTAGTCATATTATCTTAATTGGCTATATCTTTTAGTATTCATCTTTACATCTAATTCTAATACTCTTAATCTATTATTTACATACTTGCTAATCTCAAAGTTATTTAATGCGATAGTTACTGGGTAATAATATCCCTCTATCTCCATAAAAATCTGAGGTGAGTAGATTAACTCTTCTAACCATTCATACTCTGCATCTGTAGGCGCATCCATGGTCAATCTCCACACATAATCACGCTGATTCAAGTAATTAACTTTACCAGCATTATATTTATTATTTGTGTTATAATATGTCACACTATTAGATCCTAATGTATAGTCTCTCTTCTCAAATTCTTTCCTATCTACATTAAGATTCAATCTGCTAGCCAAACCAAATTTAGCAGTATCAAACATGCCTAATCTATTCATAAAATGTAGATTATAGCTAGTGTACTTTGGATTGCAGTCTAAGTAAATAGTAAATACAGATGTACCAATAGTAGCAGTATAATATTTAACATTACTGGTAATAATTGTAGTAGATTTATTTAATGCTGGTGATCCTATGTTAAGCTCAGCAAATGGCTTAACACCACCTAGATTAAATGTAGTGCTAGTGATCTGTGTATTATTCTGGTTATATGTTACAATAGTTAAACCAGATACATCCTTAGCACCAATGAATATATTATCACCTATGCTTGCATTGATCTTACCTGGTCTGGTAGTCATTGCCTTATTGCTATATGCAGTAATATCAGATACTCTTCTCTTTAGTAAAGGTGCGCTCCAATTATATGCAGTCACATTACCACTTACTAAGTTTAAATATGTTACACCACTATACTCTTCACCGATTCTATATTGATAAGTCTGAGCTGCCTGGCCACTTACATTAGGCTCACATGTCAAGATGTTATCTGTAGGCTCAAACCATTCATAGGTCATTGTATTACGCACAATAGGTCCAGCATCAAAGTACCCCTGGTTATTAGATGGCTCTGGGTAAATCTTCACCCTAGATTGCTGCACACCTCCTACAAATACATCAAATACATATCTAAAATCTGTTACACCAGTTACGCTCGTATTAAATACATGCCATAAGGCATCCTGGCATGTCGGTGTACCAGATGGATATGCTAAATTACTTATTGCCATTTCTCTTATTTATTCTTTCAAATGTTATTACTATATCAGTCTCTAAGGCTTCCGCCATTTTAACCTCAAAATCTCTAAATGTCTCATTAAAGGCATCTGTGAAATAGTTAGTAGTCTTGATACCAAAACGCTTAATAAGGTAAGCTAGCGTATCTACTTGCCTATCTATTAATGTCTTTTTTTCTGCAAATCTCACACCCTTTCTCTCACCACCTATTCCTAATGCTTTGTCATTCATCACACTACTCACCTTAGCCTTTCCACTTAATATATATCTTTTTAGTGATGCTCTGCCTGATTCTGGCATGCCATAATTCTTATACTGATAAGGTGATCCTGGTGCATTCGAACTTGATCTTACACCCTTTACCCCTTCATTTGGATAATCATAATAATCCAGCATCCTTAGCCTAAAGATAGTAATGCCATTCTCATTAACTATCTCTGGGATCATATTGCTCAATAATTCACCAGATGCAGTTAATGATTTTGCCTTAGCGAATTTGTCTATATTAGTCAATAGAGTAGCACCATACTGCTCTATAACTCCATTTACTACCCCAAATTCTGTTATATCTTCACCACCAAAATCAGCTCCACTAGCTAAAGCTTCTCTTTGCGCTCTGTTGATATTGATACTCATCTACTAGTCTTTTTTGTTTTAAATATGCCAAATCATTTAGGAACTGAATCACCGATAGATCATAAACTGCATCTAAAGGAATACCCTCCATCTCAGCTACTTGCTTTGCTGAGTATATCCATCCGAAATTTTCTGTGAATACACTCTCAGCATTTTTAGTCTCTTTTTGTTCTGCCTCATCATTTTCATCAGCAAGTCCGAATAAGCCTCTGTATTGTTCGTTAAATCCGCTAAGAGTATGCAAAAAAAAACCATTGCATTATAGCCATGTCTAAAATCAGCTTGCCTCATATCATCTGCATATTGCTCATGCTTATCTACATCAAACGGCATAGGCACATAGGTCATTTTCCACCAGCTCCATTTCATAGGTGTGCAGATACTAGCCAGGATATTATGCATATCATTAATAGGATCAGATTTGCTAAATGTCAATACCTCAATATATCGGCCAGTATTAAATGGCTTCTTAATCTCAAAGTTCAAGCTATATACTTTGCCATTTGCTACTATTAGGCTTTTAGGTGCTTTCATTGTCTCTACTTGCACCTTTAGATCAAATGCCTTTTGTAGCTTATCACAAAGCTTTGCAAACTTCTTTAATGGCATCTTATCTATCTCCTCACTAGATTTATCTAGCAATATTTGCACCATCTTAGCTGCTTTCTCTAGCTCATCCTCTTCAAGACTAGCTATGGCATTAAGCCTCTGGAATTTGTCAATAGTTAATTTCATACTCTATTAAATATATTTTTTATATAACATGGTATTTACCTACCAGCTTATGATCGTTTCTGCACTTATTAGCCAATGCCAAAGCTATCACGCAGTCATCATGGAATCCCTGGGGAGCTGAGTACCTAACCCCAGTAGGTGTGAAGGTGTACTCAAATACCTCAAGCTCACCCTTTATAGGCCCTTCTGGAAAGCTTATCTGCTTTGTATGGATGGCACTAGCCAAACCTTCTAAAAGCTGCTGCTTGCTCACGCTGGTAAATTTAAAGCCATGCATTTGGTTAAACTTCTTTTGTAGGTCCTCTACTATGGCATCACCCACACCAGTGCTATCAATTACGATAGGCACATTCTTAGGCAGCCTTAAAATAGTCTCTTTTGTTTGCATCCAATCTTTTTGGAATCTATCAAAATGCACCACATTGCCATTCTTATCTAGTCCTATGATGACAGACCAATCCACAGACTTAGCCAGGTCAATTCCGTAATAAGCAGCCACCCCAGATGATGATCTGGTACAAGCCTGGATGAATTCAGATCCAAACGGATTAGAGGCATTCTCCATAGGATCTGCCATGTACTCTTGCTTAAATACCACACTAGGGAGCTGAGCCTTGGCAGCATCAATCTCAGATGGATCAATGAAAGGATTATCATAAGTGCTAAATTTAAACGATTCCCAGTCTGGCTCACCACCACGCATAAATAGGCTATAAAAGTAATTTTTGCCTCTAGGTGTGCTTAAAAAGATAGCCTTTCCTTTATAGTCTGTTAGTGTAGGTCTGATACTATTATTCCAGCCTTCCTCAAGATTAGAGATAAAGCTGGCCTCATCTATGATCACCAGGTGGAACTTTAAACCTCTCAGCGCATCTAATCTTTCACCAGTAAAGAATCTAATAGATCCACCAGTAACAAAATTGATCATTAGATCAGTCTCATTCTTTTTGTATATCTTCTCTGGTAGTAGTTTGCATATCTCCTTAAAGAATGTCTTACCTAGCTGATAGGTAGGAGTAATATATGCAATGCTCTGCCTATGCAGTGCGCACTCTATTGATACATTCTGGCTAATTAGTGATTTTCCAAATCTTCTACCACACATCATCACTCTAAATCTGGCATCACTATCTAGCACTGCTTTTTGTGCCTGGTGTGGCTTAGGTAACTTAATCTGGAGATTCATACTTGATTGTGATAGTATCTATGTTTGTATTTTCAGTTACTGCTCTATCAGTCATGCCTAAAGCATTCTTTGCATAGAAGATAGCTTTGCCTTCATTTGCTACTATATCTGTAGCCAATGCCTTAAACATATCTACGATCTTATTGCAGATGTCATGATAAGGATGGGTAGGATCTTGTCTCACTTTCCAAAGGCCCATCTTTGTGTAGAACTCAAACTCATGCTTTCTTAGCCAGTGATGTAAGAAATAATCTATAGTAGGCACAAACCTATCTCTAATAGATACGATCTTACCAGATCCAGTAGCCACTTCTTTAGTACCACTCATGCAATCATCACAATATGCATAGGCTAGATCCATTAGCTTCTCTTCATCTATATCCTTAAATTTTCTTGTTACATATTCTCTTGCTTCCATATCTTTAAATTTTTTGATCCGTTTCTATAAGCAGTAATATCATCCACATGCATCTGCCAGTACTTATTCACCAGCTCACCTTTATCCCAGCCATACTCATTACCAGTTGCATGTGATCCGATATGCTCTGCCATGCAGTCTATCACATAGTATGTATAAAATCCAGCTAGGTTAGCACGCTCACAATAATCTAGGTCTATTGGACCATATGGGAACATCTGCTCATTGAATATGCCAATCTTATCTACCACCTTCATAGATAGTAGCCAGTTTGATATGATATGCTCGCTATGTGCAGTATATCTCACATTGTCTAAGCTGCTTGCTACGATCCCAGCAAATGGGTAGCTTTTTAATGCCTCCACCTTTTTAGCTAGCCAGTTCTCTGGCTCTTTGATGTCATTAGCTAGATAGGCTATTGCATCATACTCATCTGCACCAGCTATGTCTATGGCTTCATTTAATGCATTAGCTATGCCCTCTCTATTGATCAGTACATAGTCTGCCACATAACCAGCATTATTAATATTATCTGCTAATATATCTAGCGGCCTATTGCCATATACCAGACATGCTATTAGTACTTTCATTTTACCTCATTTGGGCCTAGCCACTTTGCTGGATTGCCAGCATATTTCTGGTAAGGCTTAGTTATTAATTTTTTAGTTACCACTGCACCCATACCGATCATGCATCCTGGCGCTATCTCCATCTTTTGATGGATCACTGCATTTAATCCTACATTGCATTTATTATGCACTATCGTATGCCCTCCGATCTTTGCTCCACATGATAGCACCACATTTGGACCTATAAAACAATCATGGCCCACATGCGCATGCTTTAAGATCCAGACATCATTTGAGATATATGTATTTTTCTCTGTGCCAGCATCTATAGTCACATGCCCAGTGATCACACATCCATCATTGATCACTACTGATCCTAGTGGCTTATCCCAGTAAGCCTTATGCTCTGCTGGTGCGCCTATTATGCAGTAAGGTCCAATATAGATATTATCTCCAATCAATTTAACATTGTCGTAAATAATCGCAGTCGGATGTATATAATTCATAGCGCTATTTGATCTTTAAATGTTTTATAAACATTCACTAAGAATGTACCCACGCATGCTCCACATCTGTTATTATAAGTATAGATCGGATCTACTAACTTATAAACTTCTAGCAGCTCATTCTGGATCTCATGCGTAAATCCTACCAGCTCACCGCTCTTAATAAATAGATCATAAAAATGCTTATGCTTTAATAAGGTCTGCATATGCTTCTCTCCTAAGTTTACTGATATGCTCATAATTGTATTTTGTTTTGGCCCAGTTGTAAAGATCATTACCCATCTTGATCCTTTCCTCTGGATTGTTAATTAAATATGTTAAATGTTTGTACCAATCTTTTTGGCTCTCTA